CTTGTGTTACATCAACACAATATGTAAAATATTGCGCTGCTTTTACGGTCACATCTTTACTTACACCACATGCTAAACATAAAGGCACCTCTGGTTTTAAAATAGTGTTAGATGTTAAAACATATTCGTTCATGTACGGATCATAACCACCTAATTTTTGCGTTGTAAATGCGCTTGTAAATAAATCTCTAAACCAGCTTCTCATACCGCTTTCTGATATAACTACAAGCTGTTCGTTTTGAGCAGAGCTTCCAATTAATTGAATTACTGCATTTCTTTTAGCGTCTGTAAAATATTTGTTTTCTCCGTAGGCTACAAAACTTTCTGGGTTATTACTAATACCATAGTTTTCAATACGAGCTATCTGGTTTCCTAATATTTCTGGAACTGAAGCTACTAAACCACCGCCTGTAGAATCAGATATTAAATTTTTAGAAGCTAATACGTATGATATTTTATCTTCTTGTAAAGTTAGAATATCCGTCCTTCTTCCAAATAATATTTCAATATCACCATACGTTTCCTCTAATGGTTTAAAGTTTGCTAATCCTAAATTAAATTCATTAAGCTTATTTACATTTGTTTCGTCATTAAATACACCACTATAAGTTAAGTCTGCAAATCTATGCGCTGCTTTATAATCTACGTTTGAAGTAGTGTAAACTCTATTTCCTAAATTAAAAGATTTACCTGTAACAGAATCTCTAATCTTATAACTTTCAACACCATTACCAAATGCATAACAATTAAAAAATCCTGTATTAACAACCCCTGGTGTACCAGCGTTTATATTTTGATTCGTAACATTACCACTGTGGTTTCCCACACTATCTATAGAAAAAGATAAATCATTTTCATACCACACATCAGGTAAAGAATCTTGTGGCTCAGTCTCAAACACAATAACAGAATCTCTTCTGTATACAGTAAAAGAAACTCTTACTGTCGAATCCGCTGCTGAACTTCCTCCACAACATCTAGTACCACTTACCAATAAATAGTAATCATTACTTGCGGAATCTTGGTAAAATCTATAAAAATTCTTTTTAGTTGGATTAGTAGCAGTGCTACCCATTAAACCTGCAGCCTGTAATTGAGCTTTAGTTAAATTTCCTCCTGAAGCGGGAGCACCTGTTTGACCAGCTTCTACTGTGTTAATAAAAACATTTTCTACAGCATCAGATCCTGTTGAAGGATTTGTTATAGAATTATTTTCTATAGAGTTAGCAATATTAGACTGTATAAACCATTGATACATGTCTGTATAAGTATCACTTGCTATGAAACTTTGTTCAAAAAAGTTAGTTCTTCTTTCACATTGCCCACCTCTTCCCTCTCTTGTTTGCTCAATCTTCATTACAATTCTTGTTCCCGCTGGTACAGTGTAATTAGTACCGCTTGTTACAAAAAATGGATAAGCAAGAACTGGATATCTGTCACCTTGACCTGCAGTTTCTGGATTTACTTTAATACTTACCACATCATCTGCATCATTAACAGCAGAAAAATCACTAGCATTCATTTTCATATAGGTTCCTCCAGGAACAGGATTTGTTGGGGCTGGCGTAATAAAAGATGCATCTTCAGTTGTTTTTTCTAAAACTGTAGCATATACACAAGATTGCATAGGGCCTGCTGAATCTCTTTTTACAATTAATCTATCACCGTCTTCAACCTTCTTAATATTTTCTCCTTCTAATAATAAAAAAGCATTGTTTGAGTTAGGGTCTTCAAAAAATATACTACTATACACTGTAGTATAAGTGTCTCTATCAGGCTTAATACAAAACTTATATCTTGTTGCCCAACTTGGAGCTCTTTGACTAATAGGAATATTTACTTTTATTTCATTTTTTGTTGTAGACGCAGAACACGGTATGTTTACTGTGTTATTTGGGCTTACCAATGCGGTAGATGATCTATTAAAATCATCCATATATATTATACCAATTTCATAACCTCTGTTGCTATGCAAACTTTCTGTGTTAGCTCTTTCTTGAATTGTAGCTGTAGCTGCAGTTAAATTAAAATATTGAATTATTAAATTAGTTCCACCATCTTGTAAAAATTGAGCAGCTGGTATTTGCAGTCTTATTAAATTATTTCCCACAGGAGCTGAACCTAAAATAGGTTCCCCTTTTGCAGGAGGTACAGCCGTTGAATTTGATATACCCGTTTGATATAAATTATATTGTGGAGCAGCACTTCCTAAAAAACCATCTATTGCTGAATTAAATTTATCTGTAAGAGTAACTCCTGTTCCCGACTGGGCATTAGCTACAGTTTGAATAGACGTTTCAGTTAATCCAAACTTAGCTTGGAAATCAGTGCTAGAAAATAAATCATTTACAGGAGTAGCTGATTGCGTAAAGTCTTGTTGTAAAATATAACTAAAAGAAACATTAGTTGAACCTTGACTTTCATCGGGAGTGTTTGTCCCAAACCAAGAGTTAAATGTAAAAGTTAAATCAATATTTATTTCAGCTCCTTTTTTTAATTTATCAGTGTTATTTGCAAAACTTAATTCTAAAGTATTATTTGTTATAGTTGCTGAATTACCAAAAGCTTGGTATCCAAAACTTGCAAATGATGTGGTTAAAGATGTTTCTCCAATTGAATTGTTTTCTAGTTCAGTGGTATATGTTAATTGTAAAGGAGAATTGAATATATCAGTTAAATCATATCCTTCTACATAATTTCCATAAATAAGCCTATTTCCCATTAATGTTTGAGCTTTTGCTTTTATAGGAACATTATCATAAAGTCTTAATATTTCCGATTCAGGTAATACTGTAAAGATTTTACTATTTGTAAAAGTAAAAGTGTAATCTGTGTTATTCGCTAGATTATTATTGAGCTTATTAATTCTTTCTATAATCTTAATAGTAGGGTCGTTAGCTTCTTTAAATAATAAATCCACCCCAACTACCAATGAACTTCCCGAGTTATAAGTTATAATAGCTCCATTGTAATCATTCTCCATTCCTTCATTTAAAAAACTATCAGCAGAAAATTCATACGCTCCTGGTATAAAAGCAGGTTCGCTAAACTGAGAAACAGCTGAATATTCTCCATTAGAGTATTTATACCTATATGCAAAACAAATAAAATTGTCTTCCATAAAAGCATCTTCTACACCTGTTTGAATTAATTCAATAGAGGGAGATTGAGCAGGAGGTTTTTTAACTACTAGTAATTCCTCTGATGTTATTTGATCTATGTTTACAGATGGGTTGGAATAGTTAGAATTTACATTAACTACTCTTGGAGGATTTAAATTGTCTGTAAAAAACAATAAATCTCCAATTTTATTTACACCTGTTATTAAATATTTTGGGTCAAAATTTAAAGTAGTGTTTACATTTGTTCCGTTATCAATACTAATTACGTGATATAATAAAGAACCTGTGTTAGTATTAAAAGATACAACTAAATCTAATTTACCCGTTGCTCCTACAGTAAAAGAAGGGTCATGAACAAACCAATAGATAGTTTCATTAGCACCATCCTCAAATGCTCCTATACATCTAGCTGAAGAACTTAACGCAGTTCCATCTGTATACTGAAGTGTTGTTATCTTAGTGTTACCCTTAGAGTTTTCTACTGCACCAATTTCTGTTTCTTCTGTTGAACCTAGTCTTACGTTCAAAGCATCTACATACTCACCGTTAGGTATAAGCCTTTCGTCAAGGCTTTTATTCATTCGGCCTGCAATAAAATTTCTTTGGATGTTTGCCATTTTATTTTATCCACTTATCTTCACCTCTTAGATTCATCAATAATCTACTAGGGTGAATGTTACTCAATCTGATTTTTGCATTTCTTAACAATGCTTGTTTATTTTTTTTAGCTCTATTAACAATATACTCTTGAACTCCAAATTTACTATTTAAAATTGCATATTGTATATAAGCATAAACGTAATCTTCAAATAACTTGTTTACTTGTATTTCTGAGTTGTTTCCGTTTTCCATACCATCTGAGATATATTGAAGAACGCATTGCCTGTTAGCCATTGTAGAGTCAAAATTTATAACACCAGCTTTTTTATCAATTGTAAACGTAGGATTTATATTGGCTGTTTCTGTATTTAATCCAAATCTAGCGCCAATTCTAGAATTATATATATCATCTTCACAATCTATACAATTGCCATTTGTATCAGCTTCATTGTTTTGATTTAAATAAATGCTATTTAATGCTCCGCTTTTTCTTGTTGTATCTAAATCAGATTCTTCTGTGTTAACATTGTTACCCGCATCATAAGTAAAAGTAGCAGTAGCAGTTTGTATATATGAAACAGCAGATTGTACCTGTATATTTTCAGTAAGCTCTCTTAAAGTATTCCCTTGAAATAAATAAAGCTTTACCCAGTTTACATAATCCGAAGGTAAAACAAAACGCAAGTCATCATACACCGTTAATTCTAAAGCTTTTATTTCTTTGAATGCATCATAGTTTAATTCTTGAATAGCTCTTTTAGCATGAAATAATATTTTATATCTATTTTCATTATTTACTAATGAATGATTACCATCATACATTAATTCAAAGTTGGTTATAATGTCTTGTAAACTTACGTATTGATAAGAGCCCCAATTAGCATCCGTGGGATTTACACCATCATTAGTGTAATATTTTTTTTGATTTAAGTAAGCCATAATTAAGTATTAGTTTGATTTTGTTGTTGCTCTTCTATTTGTCCAAACTGAAAAACATCAGCTTCTCTTATTGATATACCAGCGTATTGTAGTATTCTTGCTACTAGATTATTAGAGTCATCAAGAGGTAATTCAAAATCTTGATAATCATTTTGTGTTTGATCGAATAAAGGTTCACCATTATATAAAGAAACATAAGTCCATTTTGGGTCTTTTGGATATCTAATGTATACTCCTTGAACATCAGTAGCTCCATTATAAGAAGAAGGATATACGGTAATAGAATCTCCTTGTTGCGTGTAAGCAGGATACAATGTTGAAGGCGCCGTCAAAATAGAATTGGTTAATAATTTAATTTTATTATTGCTTACTTTTTCAGCTTCTCCTTGATATACTCCACCATTAAAACAATTCACGGTATTTAATAAATAATAATCTGATCCAGTTGTAGAAGCAGAAGGTAAATAATAAATATTTCCGGCATTTTGTGTAAGCGTAGCCGTAACAGAAAAAGTGTCAATCACTTCTTCATAACCCAGTTTTATATCAGCATATCCCGTTCCCGAAACCCTTGCATTTTCCTCATTTATTTGCTGATTATAATTTATAAAATATTCGTCAAACAAATCTAATTGTGCTTGTTTAGCAAACAAATTAAAATCACTAGGAGATATATACCCATAGTTATTTTTGTTGATAATA